TCACACCACCCTGTCATCCTGCAGCGCGCTGTTGATGAAGTACGTCACGCGCCCCATCACTTCGACCTCTTCCGCAGCCTCACCTTCGATCGCTTCACCATCATCCGTGATTAACGCCCTTCCCCTGAGTTTCGCAAACTGCGTCCTGCCGCCGGACAAAATCAGCAAAACCTGACCCTGTACCAGCCTGGTGCACGGCTCGATGACCGCAAAGCCAGACGAGGTTTCCAGGATGCGGCTGTCCATGCCGATCCCGCAGATAATTTCCGGAGATAAACGCGGTGCTACGAAATCAGCCGCCGGTGAAGGAAATCCCATCAGAGCACCCTCCCCATGTTGCGCAGGATCCAGTAGTGATTGTCGGTTCCGTCAGTTGTCTTGTCGGTGAAGTCGGGCTGGTAGCGCTCTATCCACTCGTTGGCATCGTCCCGGCTGAAATGCCAGTGAACCTTTGCCAGTTCGCGGATAAAGTCTTCTGTGCGTAAGCACCGGTAGCCCTTGGGGTTTAGCTGTATTGCGGCCACAAATGCGGCGTGAATGTCGTGACGGCGGGGCATGATCTGCACTCCTTTTACTGTTTTTATATACAGTAGTTTTAAAGTGAGTGCAGATCAATGTGGTGAAGCCTATCAATACGTGTCGCTGACGGGCGTCAATGCCCTGGCGCATTCTCTCTCAACTGTCACCTGAACGAGATACGCACGCGTTTGATGATTACATCGCCACCGAATGTGCTTGGTGATGCGTAGCCGAACTTAATCTTGGTGATCATCGAAGAGGACATGCCGGTGATCGTGTGGGTATTAATATTCCCGACCTTATAACCGTCCTCAGTCCGCAGTCTGGCGATCTTGCTTGGAATATCGAGAGAGTGCCTGAACTTACAGACATTCCCTGCAACGAGCGGGTATGTGGCGCTAGATGTAAGGTCTGACGCTACACCGCCGCTGGACACTGTTCCCCTGGTCTGCAGGCTGGCGGTCACCTGATACAGGGCCCTGTCCCCGGTTGTTGCTTCACCGAGCGTTACGACATAGCACTGCCCTGACGGGCCGATGAAATCAATTTCTACGGAGATCCTTTCGAATGAGAGACCAGCTTCCATGAAATCAGCAGTATCGATATAAGCCCGGTTAGTGGCACCAAATTTCGCACCGATAACGTTGTTTTTAGCATCACGAACATACTCGATCGCGCCATTGATAAACGTCAGCTTACCAAACAAGTTTGAAATTGCTGCTGATTTTGGGCTCAGGTGGTTGGAGACGTTTAATTTCCCACTGACAAAGTCAGCCACAATGTCATAGCTTTTTTCTTTCCCGCCAGCACTGCCGAACCAGTAATCAACCGGAGCTGTATAAATCCGGGAACTGGCTTTCGCTGTCGGGTGATTAAGCCCATTACCGCCATCCCCCTCGGTGTTATATACGTCATGATCGGTTAATACGGGAGCCATAGGAATTTCAGTTCCTGCAATCAAATCAACCCTCATCTGCCCGGATCCTCCAATTGTAGGCGTGAAGAGGCCACCGAAGCGGATGATATTTCCTGAGAACACTGGGGTTGTATTATCTCCAATGAAAATCGTCAGAGAATCACCATTCAACGAGAAGAAGATTTCCATATCGACAGCAGGCGCCGCGCCATCGGCAAACTGGTTAAGCGTAATCCCCACTGACGTTCCGGTGTACACCTGGACATGCCATTTAGATAGCGCCATATCGTACGCAAGCGTAACGAAGTTATTCGTAGCCTGAGACAGTGAAAACTGAATGCCGGCAGTCATAACGGCAGGATCCGTCAGGACGAGCCTTGCCGAATAGCATGGCACCATATCAGTATACGAATAGGGTAAGTTCACCAGGACTGAGGTGGTTTTGCGAGCATAGCTGAACGCGCACGGATCTACTCCATCACGCAGCGCTTTAAACCTCCGGTGCAGGTCTATAAAGCTGGCCCCGATGAATTTTGCATAAGAACGGGTCCAGCCAGCCATCGCGTCACGCCCGGATTGCTGATCAAAATCTGACGTTGCCGGGTTCCCTTTTGACGGAAGAATATTCGTACAGAAAATAATTTCAGGCTCGCTGCTGATGGTCCTGAGCTCATCCATCATTTTATAAAAGTTAGGCTGCTGGAAATTACCCGCGAGCCAGCCTGCACCGTCGTTCATCCCGAAAGCCAGGATCACTACATCAGGCTTGAGATCGTCAATATATGACATCCAGCGCTTTGAGGTGTTGTCATACCAGGGATAGCCACTGTTTGGTGTGCTGAAAACGGGTTCGTTTCTGCCTAAATCGTAATATCGCATCCCACCGATAGCACGGTTAATAAATTCCGCAGTTGGGTTAATCTCCTGCACCTTTCTGCGAAGATAGGACTCAAACAGCGACGTGATATTAGCTGTGTCAATATTATAGAAGCTGCTGAGGCTATCCCCGACCAGAACTACTTTCGCGCCATGGCGGCAGAGCTTGTTTTTGGCGGCCTCAGTTGCATACCCAAATGACATTGGAGCAGGATCTGATGCCAGAATCTCACCCAAAGTCCTGTCAAATGGCGTACCGACCATAGTGGCACCGGTTGGCTTTGCCAAATCGCTGCGTGCAGTTCCGTCACTCACATTGACCCATTTCCCTTTATCTACTCCGCCAGAAGTAGTCGGCGTAGAACCAGGAGGGACCACTTTAGGGAGTGCACCATCCCAGCGGTAATAATCACCATCGCCGTCTGGCAACTTCCAACGTAGTGCCTGATTAGTTAGGGTCAGCGTTTTACCATCCTGGAAGGAGTCCATGGTGATGTAACCCACACCGGCAATGGCTTTCTTGCCATCTTCAATAAATTTATTAATTGCCGCTGATGCGATCCCCTCAAGACCGTACCAGGTACGCCGGGCGCGACCAAAGCGATCATGCCAGATAGCATCAGTAATGCTGTTGATGGCTGTATCAAAATTCTGGGAGTTATCGAAGAGGTCCTTCGGGTCGGTGGAGCCCAATGGTTTGTTTGTTCCGTAAATAGTCATGCTCGCTCCGGGCATAAAAAAACCCGCCGAAGCGGGTCAGATAATATTGATTTGCTGTTAAGCGGCGTCGCCTGGGTATGTGGCGTCATCGTAGGCGTATTTGCCGGGGTGATACTGAATGGCTGTTACCTGGCTGATCCCATCGTTACCCGGTGATATTTCTCCGATCAGAGCGTCGTAAGGCACACGGACAGAAGAGCAGAACAGCAGGCGCGGCGGCTCAATATACGGGTCGTTCATCGCCCACAATTCTGGCTCCAGCGCGGCGCTATACGGCACCGAGATGGTGAAGTCGTCGATGCGTGTCGGCACTACCATTGCCGAAGCCCTGCCGTCCTGGTGGCGGATAATCACGCGAGGGCTCTGGAATGACCAGTCAGGTGCCTCACTGAGCGTCATGGTGATTTTGCTGCTGTCATACTTCATATCGGTAATCAGGCAACTCAGCTGCTGATTGCCCGGTATATCGTCGGCCATTACAATCCGATCCATAAACTCGTAGCAGAGCGCATCCATTTCAGTTGATGTGGTGTGCTGCAGGCGCTGCAGCTGGTAGCCCAGCAACCGGCGCATGCCGATGCGGTAAGCCCGGTCTTCATTCAGAACACCATCCAGCGTGTAGCTCTCGATTTTCATGGGTGTAGGGTTTCCAGGCAGGCGACACTGCACAGTTTCCTCTGCCCAGGTGGTGCCGTTGATATACGCCACGTCCACGCCATCGTAATCGTCCTGCGACGGGGCTTTAAACGCGGTCTGCAGCTCCTCGGTGGTTTCCTGCGGGGTGATCATGCCGACCCATGGTTTAATCCCTTCCCTGCCGGCAGACGCCAGCCCGTCAGACAGCAGAAAATATCCCATCCCCGCGTTGGTGATTTTCTGCAGCACCTCGAGCGCTGATTTACTCTCACCGCTCGCCCAGTCGAATTTCTCACCTCGGGGGGTCCAGTAGGTTTGCTCCAGCGCGTTAATCGCCGCCGTGTCAATCTGGCTGGCGTTGAACCCCAGCGACTCAAGCACATGGTACAGCGCGCCGCTGATGCTCCGCGCCGTTCTGCCGCCGCTGTAAATCCGGGTTGGTGTAACGCTAATCCGGCGATCTGACATGGCCGCCAGGCGGTTCCCTGTGCGTACGGTCAGGGCCATGGTGGTGACACCATCGTACCTCGTGGGTCGCTTGCTCAGCCGGGAGCGCAGCGCCTGCCAGAAAACCTGGTCACGCGTGCTGCCACCCTTAACCGGTTCGGTGCGGCGCATCCGGATCTCATACTGTCCGGGAGAGACGCTGTAGCGATGCGTAAACCCGATCTGGTTTTCAGTGCTGCGTGAATAGAAAGGTGACTGCTGCTGCCAGGTAGTGGTCCCGACCTTCCGATACTGGATAACGAGGCGCACCGGCATGTCCCGTTTATTCCCTTTATCGGTGTAGCGCACTAACCCGCTCTGGAAGTTGATATTCACCTCAAATGCGTCCAGCGTTTCGCCGTCAGGGCACGCCAGGAACGGGCCGACCCATTCGTAATCGTCGCTGACACCTGTCACGGTGGCATCCAGCAGCGTGCGCTCTGTGAAACCAGGCCACGATGGATCTGGCGTCGTAATGGTCTCACCCCCCGGGCCGGCGGTGACTGTAAGCCGCTCAACTGTGACCGTCTGGCTGTCCACATCGGTGATCCGGAACTGATTGCCGGCCAGACCCAGCGAGAAGCGCTGAATGCCTTCCGGCAGTCCGGTAAACGGCGTGCCGGCGGCGCTGTTGTAGGCCAGAGTGATGTGCGCCCTGACCTCCGCCGTGCCGCCAGTTGATTTCACGCCTGCCGTGTTAACCGGGGCATCACCGAACACAGCAACCGGTAACGGACTGTTAGTGATGGACCCGCCGGCATAAGGGCTGCTGGCCTCGCCGATTTCAAGCCGCCCGCTGTTATCGCGCGCGACCAGGCCAGAACCAGAGAGCTGGGAGGTGATCGAGGAAATCAGGCCTGACATGGTGACGTAGTTGGTCACCAGCGATACCGGGTAAGTCGTGCCCTGCCAGCTGATGCTGAACGTTACAGGCGTGCTGCTGAAATCGTAGGTCGTCGGCGCGGCGTTAGCGGTGATGCTGGCGGCGCTGCCGCCCACACCCGGCACCGGCGGCACGCCCGGGGCGTAGCTGGCGATAAACAGGTCATAGTCATTGCCGTTATAGTTCAGGGATACCGGCATTCCGACCACTGGAGCCAACTCCTCCACCCCGCCATAAATCACGCTGTAACCGGCGGAAGACACGACTGTATAAGAGTTTGGCGCCAGCACGGTGATGACCGTTCCGACAGTCCACGACGGCGGGATCTCCTCATCCCCAGACGACGATACGTCAACCAGCGTGATGGAGTTTCCGGACACGACCAGCGCATCCGCGATAATACTGACCGTCTCCGGGCCGCTTGAGCCCAGGTCCAGACCGGCGGTGCCGGAGCCGGTATTCCCGACCTCTGGTGAGTTGAACCAGTTTTCGGTACGCGTGTCGCCGGATACGTCAGCGCCAGGTGGGAAGATTTTGTAACGGATATCAGTGCCAAATGAAGAAAATGGCGTATTCCCCACCTTCAGATCAGACTGGTTGATAGCCACGTCGCCGACGCATATGCACAGGAACATGCTTGTTTCCATGCTGGTCTCGTTGACGAAACGGCTTACCGGCTGCACGACGTAATCAGGCCAGACACGGTATTTTCCGAAGATTTCCCGGATGGGATCGCCGAGTTTCGCCGCGTTAGCTTTGGCCGGGTTGAGGTCAATCTGGTCGCCGCTGGCCGCCTGGGAACCGCCGCCGCCAGCTTGCGACATAGTACTCATCATGTAGATGCTGTACGCAGCAGAGGCGACAGCTACGCTGACGGCAACCCAGATCGCGATTTCTGCGCCGGTACCGTAGGGAACCGGATACATCCTGACGTCGGTTTCCCGCTTGATAACGCACAGTGGCCACTCTGACGCCGGGACGGGAACACCATCGATTTCAACCGCAACCGGGTGCTGCTGATCCGGCCTCCAGTCCTTCACGTTCCGCGCAAACCAGGCGCTGAGGGTCATCGTTTCATGTTGATGCGTTTCCAGCGGTTCGCCCGGCAGGCGGGACGGATAGATTCGGATCGTCACTGGTAATACTCCACGCGAACAAAGCGGCGCGCAAACCGCGCCAGCGGCAGAAAGGTTACATTGGTGCGCGGATTGCACTCTGCAGCCCGCAGTTGGCCGTCAATCTCGACAACTATGGCAACGTGTGCCACCACAGAGCCGGAATAACAGGCGATACCCGCGCCCGGGGCCGGTTCACATCGAGTAAGCCCCGCCATCAGCCCGCGCGCCTCCCGGTCGAGACCGTTATCATCCTTCGTGACCCCGGCGAAATCAGGCCACGGCGCCAGGCCAAGATCACGCCTGATTTCATTAACAATGCCAAAGCAGTCCAGCGCGGGGTAAGCGCGCCCGCCCTTCTGCCACTCGACAGAACGATATTTATCTGGATTGAACATGGTGATTTCCTACTGGAGATAGCGGAGGCCCGGGAAGACAGGAAGCGTGTAACGATAGCGCGGCCATGCGGTTTTCAGGATATTCAGGAACCCCGCAGTGATCTGAACCTCTGTCGCGTTCCAATATCCGTCTTTGATCTGCAAGACAATCGGAGGCGACGCGGGGGAGCTCAGGTCGGTCGATATGTACTGTCGCATTACCAGCGTGCCGTTGTTCAGGTTAGCCAGGGCGTTCCGTATTGCCGTGGAAACGATGCCGTCTATGTTGCTAACGGCGAATTGCAGATCCTGCGTGCCGTCTTTATTCCTCGCCGGTAGCGCGATAGCCATGGCCGCCGCCAGGAACGTCACTGTCTCCCCCTTCTCCGTAACAGCGGTGATGTCTTCGAAGTTCTCGACCAGGCAGTAACTCTGGCTTCCGACGTTAATCTGCAGCGTATTGAGGATGATTTCACTACCATCACTGGTGTAAAGCCTGTTTAAGATTGCGCTGGTCATGCCTCTGGCCACTCCTTGTTGAGCGCATAATCGATAATGCTCTGCCCGACGATGAACTCAGGGAAATTACCCCAGCCAGGAGGCAGGATTGGGCGCTCCCATAGCTCCAGAGTTGCCGTGAATTTCCAGAACCCAAGCGCGTACAGTACCGGGCCGTTGTAGATATCTTTAAACCGGCAAACGTAATCACCGACACCCATTGGCGTACGCATGCGCATGTTGAACCACGCTGCGCCGTCAGTAATCACATCCCTGAACCACACCTCAAACAGCTGCGCCTGGGCATCGTTAAACACCCACGAAACCCCCGCCTCAGTCGGAACCGAGGTGTATTTGCGACGCTGGCGCGTGCGGCCGGATGTCATGGTGGAACGCTGGAGGGGGCTTACGGGAGTGAATCCATGCCCGGAACGCTGGGGCATTGGCAGGTACTGGTGCGGGAAATCAATGGTGCTGCTGATCCCCATGGGAACTCCTTATGTGAGGCGTTGAGTGGTGTTGAAATTGTTGGTCAGAGCGTTGGAGAGTTTGCCTTTTCCGCTGGCGACGTCGCTGACGGCCATGGAATATCCCTGCTGCGCCCCGCGCTTAACTGCTGCCTCCAGCATGGCAAGCTGCTGCTCTGTCGGGTCCCCGTTTACATGAATGACCGGGCTGTAATTGAACGCCCCACCACCACCGCCCATATCGCGGTTACTGATGACGCGACCGTTATCGCCGGGGATCATGTACTGGCTACCATTGCTGGCTTTGAAAATCTCAGGCTTGCCGCCTTCGCCCACACGGTACATGGAGCTGGCTGATACCGGGCCGCCGTTTTCGCGCCCGCCGCCATATGAGATGCTCGCAACGTTCGACAGCAATGACGCTCCAGCAGAGGCGATGGCTGCATAGTTCGCAAGTTTTTGCGCTGGAGTCAGCGCTGTCGGATCAGCCATGGCCTGCATGATTGCGGTATTCAGGCTGAGGGTAGACTGGGCAATCGCAAACGCTTTACTGGCTGCGAACATGACCTGGTACGCCGCGTTACTCTTGCCAGCGGAGTCAGCAATTATCGAAGCCAGACTATCAAAACCCTGGGACGCAGAGCCCAGAATAGAAAGAACGGATGCTCTTTGCTGATCTGCCTCAGTCTGCGCTATTTGCATGCGTGCGTTTGACGCCTGCAGTTGGATGACAGTTTTGGCGTCTTCGTAAAGCTGGGTATTTTGCTTATCCAGTTCCTGATATTTAGCTATGGCCTCAAGCTTTTGTGTTTCCTGGAGATTGATTTGCGCCAGCGGATCCACTGATGCCCCAGTGATAGGGTTGACCGAGGTATTTCCGGCAGCTATCTCCTGTTTGGCATACTTCTGTCCCTGCTCAGCCTCTTTGCGTTTCTGAATAGAGATTGCAGCCTGTTCGTTTGCCTCCCCAAGCGCCCTCGCTTCCGACAGTTGCTGCTGGGTAGCCGCACTGCCGAGAGACTGCTCCGCACGAAGTCCCGCCTCCTGGATGCGGCGTTTTTCAACCGACTCGGTGGTCAGGTCTGATTGCTGCCTCAAATTATCAAGCTTTTGCGCCACCGTTTCTTGCTGATTGGCTAACTTCTTAGCTTCTGACGCAGCGCTACTGGCTCCCTTCTTGCTGTTAGCGTTAGCCTCATCCTGTTTATAGGTTGCCAACTTGACGTTGTAGTATTTCCTGAATGCTTCCGTCCCCTCTTTCAGCCCCTGCGTTTCGGCATCTCGCCACGCCTTGGCTTTCATTTGAGCCTCGCCAGTTTGCCGCGCAATAAACAGCTCCTGCTGAGCGATTTTTAGCGCCTTATCCTGGCTGGAAGTCAGGCTATCAGTCATCTCTTTCAACGCTTTTAGGCGTGAAGTTGCATCAGTACTTGTCTCCATGATGGTTAAGAGACTTTTGGCATATTCCCTGGCTTTAGCCGCGCCAGAAGATTGCCCACTCCCAACATCCTGCAGAGTTACAACCAATGACTTAAGTTTTTCGTCGGTTGGTGTTTTCGCAATGTCAGAGAGTTGCTTAGCAAACTCAAAGGCTTTCTGATCGCTAATATCGAATTTGGTAGACAGGGCCGCAACAGTTGCCACCATAGAGTTCATCGTTGACTGACCATCCTGCCCGCTGGCAGCTGCCTGCTTCCATGCCTCACTGAAATCGTTAGTGGTTATATTTAGCGTGGACAAATAGTCATTAAATAATTTTACGCTGGCATATCCACCGCCAAGCGAAGACATCAATGAATCACCAAAGCTAATGAAGTCACTCGATGCCTTTTGTACTTCTTTTGAGACGTTTGATAGAGCGGCCTGCAATTCAAGCTCGGCCTGCTTTTTCATCAAGGTTGCTACAGCAATATTTGTCTGTGCCAGAGCGGCATATTTATCAGAGAGGGCAGCTACGCCATTTTGTGAAACTGTAATAACTTTATCCGTGGTTTCAATTGCGTCCTTAAGCGCCTCCATGGCGTTTTTACCGCCATTCAGAGACGTAATTAAAGCGCCAGCGATGACGGAGCTAATCGCAATCACCGATCCAAGTACCGCCCCACCTGGTCCGAACGCTCCCGCCAATTGCGAGCCCTGCTGAGAGAATGCAACTAGCGCAGATTGCCCACCCTGCACCTGAATGATGAAGTCCTGAACTTGGTATCCAGCCTGCTGCATACTGTTTTTCCAGTTGCCATGGCCTTTTGTGCCAGTATCACTGGCAGCCTTCATATCAAACAGGCGACCGGTTAGTTCACCGATTTTTTGCTTTTCTTCATCAGATGCTTTAGAACCAGCGCGAAGTTGAGCGGCAAGGATAGCGGCGCTACGTGCGCCGTTCTCCTGCGCCTCATCCAGTATCGCTAACTGGTTGCCAAGCCCCTCAATAATGGCCTCTGCCCGGCTAAACTCAGATCCCGCGCCACTGGTATTATTCTTGGCTTCCAGCATAGCCTTGGCGATTGCTGTTACGCTTGTGTTCAGGGTTTTGAGAGAGCTGTCCATCGAGCGGGAGTAGGCCGCCATGGCATCGATGGATTTACCGGTTTGCAGGGTGTTTTGGTCGAGGCTATCCAGAGTTTTGCTGGTTCCCTGGATCGTCCCTTCCATCATTTTCAGTGCAGCTACTACTTCTTTTGCCCCGTCCAGCATGGGCTGAACATCAGCATCAATCTGGATCTCTACTCCACCAACCTGTTCAGTCATTACTATTCTCCGGGCAATAAAAAACCCACCGATGGTGGGTTTTTATAAAATCATTTACCGACACAACCTTGACTCAATTTCCAGTTGCTTATCCAGCATTTTCAACAAACTGCGCGTACTATCGCTCTTATCAGTTAAGAGAACTGGTTCTTTAGATTTCTTAATAAAAACATGCTTGCTATCACCATCGGTATATACGAATCTACCGCCTATTCTACTTATGTCAGTATGCCCAGAAACTATCCCACAGACAGTATTGAATTTCTCATGTTGGAAAACTTTTACATCAGTAAATTCAAGCCCTAACGATGGGTTAAAGTTTGTATCACAGTTAATAACAGCGGACCCCTTTTTGGCGTAACCGCTGCTTTCAAGAATTTTCCACCTGTCACAATCGCCCGGCTTATATTTCTGCATAAGCTCGTTCTTGACGGCTTCTTTCGCCTCATCAATGATCTGCGCATCAGTTTTTTTATCGCATCCGAATAACAAAACGCAGCAACCGGCAGTTAATAATGCCTTTCTCATATCCCTATCCCCTTGGTAAAAGTGGAAACATCCTACCCAGGAATAGCACAGGCGCAACGGCAAACGCTGATTTATTGATCTCAAGAGGCTAGCGCCGGAAAAACCCGCAGTTAGGCAGGGTCGTGATCCGGTAGATTAATGGCGCTATTTTCGAACAGCCTGATCAGGTCGGTGGATGAAATCTCTATGCGTTGACCGACAAAATTTGCCCTCGCCATAACAAATTTGGCTACCAAGGTGATGAAGTCATAATGCATTTCGATCATGAGCTGAACGTCGCAAATAACAGGCTGAAACTCTTCATCCCACTCTCCCTTTGTGTCGAGGCAGTTGTAGTAAAAGAAGTAGATTTCTTCAGCTTTCCAGAAATCAGAATAAGCACCGCCGCCACGCTTCATATCACGCATTATGGATTCGTGATCAAAGTCTTTTCCGTCAAAGTGCTCTGCATATACGCCACTGTAGAGAATTTTTACCCTGCCTCTTGCGTAATCTCGGACATCCTCAATGCTGCTTAAATCGACTTTGTGACTTGTTTCTGAATAACCCATGTGATCTTTAGCATGAGACGGCACTCTCAAGCCTATACCTCTTGGGTTCCAGCCTAATTTAAACGCCGCAAGCCAGTGACCGGCTTCATGTTTAGCTATATGACCTGCCGCTGTCACGAAATCATATTCGTTAATCATTTTCGCATCCTATTGAAAGGTATGCGCATATGATAATTCACTCCGAGATGGAATTGATCGAGTTGATTTCATTAACAAAAATCAATCTACTAAAACCTATTCGAGTAGAAATTTTTTCCTCTAGCATTGAATTATCAAGAAAAACATCATTACACTCTATGGTCTCTTCTCTCGGCGCTTCGCTTGGGAATGGTATCAAATTGTTAATGGTTAATGTTTGCTTAGGTTTCACCGCCCTCTCCCCGAGATAAGAGATCTAAAGCCCACCTGAGTGGGCCTTGCCACCTTCACGCGATGCCTGGCAGGTACATCTGAACTTCATCGGCGACGCGATCTCTTGCTGCGTGCAATAGCTGCTTACGACCACCGACACCCCACCGGGCCATCTGGCTGGCGCACTTGCTGATCTCTTTCGATTCGGTGTTGATGATGTGGTCGATTTTGTTCAGGCGAGACATGGCACTAATGCCGAGGCGAACCACCGTTCGGAACACCTCATATACTTCAATCTCAAATTCCGGCTTAATCCATGCGGCATAACGGATCGCCAACAGTTCAACACCCCAAACGCCTGGTTCATCCCCACCTTTAATAACATTAAGTGGTTGAATTTGTTCCAGAGTGCTTTTTTGCACTTTGGCTTTTAGTGCTTTTATGAAGCGCTTAACTTGAGCACTACGCAAAAACTGACTTGGGCGCTGCTGTTCTGTTGCCTCTCCGTTTGCCACTGCGGCTGCATGAAGATCATTAAGGTTATAGCGCCCTTCGTCATCAACGCGAACGGAAACGCCGTTTACTGATACGGTTGGATATTTCATTGCGATTTGCCTATAGAAAGCAGAGCCTGTCACACAGAGAAGCCGCCTCCTAGAGAGGTCGCCACCTATAACGGCAACTCTCAGGCTCGCTTACTGTAGGCTCTAGGATTATACAATGCGCGTGTGAAGCGCGGTTGATTTACTGCGGGTACAAAAAAGCCCCGGACAATGCCGAGGCTTGATTATTTGGGTGGGCTACTTCTGCTGTTCTCGCTCTATCATTTCCTGCCAGCGACGGTCGTCTTCGTCCATAACTTGATCGTACTCTTCCCGCGTCAGCCCCTTCTGGTTCGGGTATTTCGCGTTGAGCAGGAGCGCAAATTCGGTCATGGTTAAGTTGGCAGCATCTTCGCGTGACATGTCGAAGTGGATCTGTGCTGCATTGATGTATTCCAGAGCATTGAATGCTGGAGTGGTGTCGTTGCTCTCATGACGCTGCAGCTTCCTTACCTTGGCCCTGCCGATGATTCCATGGGTCATCAAGCTCTGGGCGATCAGGATAATGTCGTTTCTGCTAAGTGAGCCTGGTTCATATGCTATTCCATTGGGCGCTTCGACCCATTTACCCGTCATCGCTGATAAGTCTTCATCACAGCACGCCTGCATCACGTGAATGGAGGCCGTAAGGATGCGATCAGCAATACGGTCAAAGGATGTTGATAGCCAGGCAGGAAAGCTGCCCAACGCTGCGCACGCTGTTATCAAGCCCTGGACTTCCCCGCCATGAATCAAAGCGTAAACGCTGACTATTTCAGCCGGAGAGCCAATCCTGTTCATTGCAAGAAATGAGGGGCGAAGGAAAAACTCACTACCAGCCTCCATTCTGTCCGTCAGGACAACTTCGCCTATATCAGTTAGTGGGATCATCTCAGCTCCTCAATGGTCATTATCAAGGGCAGCCAGGCCGCCCTTTGTAATGCTCATTAGCTGACAGTGACAACGCAGGCCGTTGACGTAATCTTTACCGGTGTAGTGGAAGAGTCGGTAACTTCACAGGTATAAGAGCCAGCGTCACCCGACGCGGCAGAGGACTTGTTAAATGTCGCCGTAGTCTGTCCGCTCACCACTGTGCCGTCTTTCTTCCAGACGTAGGTGTAAGGCGTTTTACCGCCGGTTGCGGCCACTGTCATAGAAAGCGCCGAGCCGGTTGTGACGGTCTTGGTTGGCGTCAGGTTTGTACTGAACACCAGAGGCTCTGGAGCAACCTCGAACACAACCGTGTCAGCATCTGCCACCTTCCACTCGCCAGAGAAGGTGGAGATGTCGCTGGTACCGAAGTCGCCAGACCATGAGGTGGTGTTGAAATACCCCATGATATAGGTGCCCGCATCTTCCCCAGCGAAGTCGAAGCGAACCCAGATCGTCGGCTGTCGCCCGGCCTGGATCTCGTCGAAGATGTATTTCGACATGCGGAAGGCACCAATCTCGTTTGCCTTGTCGTTTTTACGGAACTCGCCATCGCCGGAAATGGTCAGGTCCATACTGGTGACCAGGTTCTCAACGAGACCTTTTGAGTCGTCGGCTTCCGAGTTCGTGGTATTCATTGAGTAGTCGATGCCTTTAGTGGTCATCGCACCCAGCTTTTTCCAGTCGGTCAGCAGCGGGACTGCATCCGGGCAGCCAAAGGCCATGCGGACAACCGCCACCTTCCCGATCAGCTTGCCGTAATCATTTGCACAGCCTTGCATGTGTTACCTCTCAAAATAAAAAGGCCGCCATAAGGCAGCCTGGATGGTGTGAGTTGAATTTAATCGCCGTAGACGCAGCGGAATCGCAGCGGAAAGACTGCGCGCCCCTCAGCCGTCTGCATGGGCTGGGGCATACCGTAGGATTCGATATAGCCAATGCACGGGTCAGAAACAGGATTATCCTGCACATAATCAATAATGCGCATGGCGGCATTACTGGTGTAGTTGTCTTTATTGATGGCCCCGATCACATCCAGTTGAACGATGTAAGCGCCGCCTTCATCCTGTCGCAGTATTCCGCCGCCGCCTGGCTTGAAGACCATGAAAGCATCAGTCTTATTGCCGCTGTCATCCCAGAATAAGCCTTGACAGATAAATCCTGCCGTCAGACCAGCCGCTTCCAGCATTGAACGAACTCGCGCCGCCATAGATGGGGTCATTTCTTCATACCTTTAGCCATGAGTTCAGGGATGCGCGGCTTAACCTGATCCAGCCCTTTTTTGAGGAACTGCGGCTCACCGCCCGGCCCCCAGTAGACACCAGTTTCAGTACCGCCGCCGAACTGCTTGCCCGCGCGCGTAGTACCAAAGTGCGCTCGAGGCTGGCCCTTCAACTTGCCTGGTGCGTCATGGACATAGGCCGCATAAGCAGCAGAGAAACCCACCTTCGCGGTAATGCGCCCGCCGCTGCCATCGAAGTCAATGTAGCGCGAGTTAACCAGGGTCGATGTGTCGATAGGGGTGATGACTGAGGCGGACTCCAGCACCTGCTCAGAGACGATGTATAGCGCCCTGATGATACGAACACCCTGGACGTCACCAATCAGCCGGTTCACTTTGGCAATGGTCTGGTCGATCCCCTTTACCTTGATGCCCATGGCTACACTCCCGTCAGGATGGCGAAATCGTCCGCCACCCGATCGAAAGTGTCGGCGTAGCGGATAACCTGCCGCACCTCGTCAGCGCCAGCTGCAACCGGATCCGCGTCGCTGGATTCGCCAATCAGCAGGTAATCACCGGCGTCGGCCAGGGCGTACTCCGTCCAGACGGTATTCTTCACGACGATTTCAGCGCCCAGGCTGCCGATGCGCTTTGACAGCCCGCCTTCATAATCGACCATGATGACTACCGGCGAGTCATAGCCGTTTATGGGATCGCCGTTTTCGTCCCTGCCGCCTGCACCTTTGCGCCAGATAGTGGCCTTTGCGGTGTAGGACCAGTTTGCAACACTGCTCATAGCGTGAAGACCTCGACCTTCTCAGTGATTTTGAAATCAGCAAGAGGCTGCATCGCTCCTGACTGGCTGGCGAGGCGTTTAGCATCAGCCTGTTTAAGAAAGTCAGTTTTGGCTTGCTCGTAGCTATCCGCATGGCGGCCAATGAACTTAACGCCTGTGTCATTTATCCAGATGAACAGCGACCAGTTGTCTTCGCACTTAAACGCATGCACATCGTATCGTTCAGCCATCTTTCCACCTCAGCACCTTAGCGCCCGTAGCGCGAATCCGCGGACAGTTGATGAACCACTCCCCATCCGATTTGACGTAGCCGGTAGTCTCTCGCCCGGTGTCTGTCATCACCCAGACGCGGGTGAATGAACGCGGCAGCCGGACGCTTACGGATGTCCAGGTCATCAGCAGCCCCCGACGACGAGGAATAGGCCGACCTTCTGCCCGACATCGATCGGTAGCTCAGACGTACAGCCAGACGTATCCAGCGCCAGCAGAGCATCACGCATGTTGAGCACGCTGTCGCTGTAGTCGAACGACCGGGACGCACCGGACGGAGCACCCTGCGACTTGATGCGTTGCGTATAGGCCGTCAGGGCCATCAGCGTGACAGCGTAGACCTGAATCAGCACCAGATCGCAATCGTCGTAACCAGCACCGACCAGACAGGGCTCAATCTTCGCCATCTTGCATAGGTAGGCATCAATCATGAAGTCAGGGACGGTGGTATAGCCGAGCGCAGACAACTGCTGTTTAACCTGCGCCGCTGTTATCTGCACTACTGCCATGGTTATTTGCCCTTCTTCTTGCTGGAAGTGTCTGCCTGCTCTGCCTGCTCTGCCTGCTCTGCCTGCTCTGCCTGCTCTGCCTGCTCTGCAGGAGTATCGCCCGGCGTGGCGACTTCAAGCTTGCGATCACCACCGGATACGATTTCCACCAGGCCAGCTGCTTTCCACTTATTCGCGGTTTCTTCGCTGACTTCCACCTTTGCACCAACCTCCAGTTTCTGGAGATTGGCACCGGAGAAAAGGTTATCGCTAATCACTTTTACCAGTGCCATATCTCACCCCTTAGCTGTGTGCGTAGATGACGCTTTTCTTGCTGTTGATGTCGGTCTTGACCATCAGGCCGGCAGCGCCCCAGGTGCGCCAGATGTAATCGCTGTTGTAGAACGGACGCGGATCGGCAACGGTGCCAAACGCCTGGCCTACAATCGGAGCAATCACGCCAGCGGTCAGCGGAACAATCAGGATCTGGTTGCCGGTCAGCTGAGCATCTTCTTTAATCGCGGCAATGCCGGACAGCTTCAGAAGCTCCTGCAGAATGGTGTCAGACTGGTAGTTGTCGCTGAAGTAGCGCTCCAGGTTGGAGATGATGGCGCTCGATACATACCAGGTCTGCTCAGCGTACTGGTTGTTGGTCAGCTTGAGCGTATCGCGCAGCTTGATAGCTGCGTTTCGGATGGCTTCCGCTGTAGCCGACGTGCTGGTGAAGTCGATATTCAGACCAGATGCGCCCAGATCCACCATCGCCACGCGCTCGTCGTTCTTCAGGCCCTTCCAGGTCTTGTCATCGAACTTGATGTAAGTCCCTTCTGCGTCGCGGTAGCCGTTGTAGATGTAATCCACATACTGACGGCGCACTTCGTTGGTGGACTCGAACTGAGCATCAGAGATGATGTCGAACGCGTCCGGGTTGTTCAGGCGCGGCTCACGCCAGTGGAACTTGAAGCCGGTATCATGCACCGGAACCATGGTGCCGTCGTACTGGTACTGCACAGCATCCAGCGCGGCACCGATCTGGCCGGACATGGAGGTGTGGGCCCACATGCGGCCGCCGGACTTGGCGTATTCGTACACGGTCTGGTTGATGCGCACAGAGCGAGACAGCGGCATCAGGTCGTTGAACAGGGTGAACTCAGTGTTCGGCTGGAATTGACGCAGAACAGTCTGGTCAAACGCCTTATACAGATCCGCCGGAGAGCGCACCGCGTTAATGCCGTTCAGGTGGTTAACCGCATTGATGCGATCGGCCATCTCCTGCATAACGTTGATACCCTGGTGGTTCAGCGCGGCATCACGCTCCTGCGAAAGCATGCCGAACTGGTACTGGTTCACGGCCAGGTTGCCGGTCTTTTCGCCCAGCGATTTAGAATAAACAAGCATTCAGTGACTCCTTACTTAATCACTACGCGAATGAGGTCGCCAGCAGCGGCGGTAATTGGGCGCTCTTCATCGCAATAGCAGCGATCGTCTTCGCCAGTGGCCCACTTTTTGACCTGGCCGTTGACGATTGAAAGAGCGTCACCTTTTTTGTAGGTACCCGCAGCAGCGCGCACGTTAAGGAACATGCCCGGAAGCGGATGGATGCCGACCAGCAGATCGTCTACGGCAAAGGTGTCATCCACCGTCTTGCAGCGCAGATAATCGTAATCAGCTGCATAGATGATGGCTGTCTCACTGCCATCCACAGAGGCTTTGAATACGCCCGCATCGAAGAAGCCCAGGGTGCCGGGCTTAACCGCAGTGGCGCGACCTTCACGGTTGAGGGTCGGGTTTGGGAATACGCCACCGGCGTGGATTACGTGTTTTCCGTCTTTAGCCATTTTTTACTCCGGCATTTCGCTGACTGACTGGTTATTGGTAGCCTGGCGGAATGCACCATTCAGGCCGGTTGAGGTCTGGCACTGAGCAAACAGCTCTTTCAGCGGCTCGCCGTCCAGCGCGTTCACGGCGACATCGGTCATGCCGAACTTGGCTTTCACCGCCGCACGCATGTTGCTTTTCTCACCTTCAGCGTTGGCGTTGATCTGGCTGTTCAGGGCTGTCACCTGCTCGGTAAGCACCTTGGCCCAGGCAGGCATTTCTTCGTTGTTGGCGGCCGGCTCTTTCTTTTTCGACTTGCCAGCATCATCGATGTCATCGCCACCGTCTTTTTTGTCGTCAGAAGCAGACTTCTTCATCTGCTCGTTATAGGCATCCCAGACCTGATCGTCGGTCAGCCCCTCGGTTGTTACGCCTGCGGCATTGAGCGCGGCGATCATCTTCTGTTTCATCGGGTTTTGTTCTCCGTTGGTTTTGACTTCGTACTCAGTGGGTTTGCGCACGACTTCGACTGCATCGCCGACCAGCGTCACTGTGCTGTCGTCGATGAGGTATTTTTGCTGGAAGAGTTTCGACCCCTCTTCGTAAATGAATTTGTCCGGCCAGACGGTCACCACATAGCGATAAACATCACTGCCGGACGGCGCGCGGATGGCCTCACGCAGCATCTGGTAGATTTCGTCGAAGGAGGCGTCGGAGTTGTGGGTGAGGAAGAACTTCACCTTATTCACCAGTCCGTCTTTGAGGCTGTTTGCCGCGTCGATGAGGCTGGCAGTTTCGACCTCACCTTCCTGACCGTCAGCGTTCACGAACATGCCGACGCCCTCTTCCGGCGTTCCGGCTCCCGGTTCATCCAGCAGGATGGCAATGTGGTCGAACTGCATGTTGCGGGCGATCCAGGTGTACTTTTTCTCCTTCGACTCGCCCGACTTCTTCTCTTTGTTGGTGAGCAGCCCGGTTGAGAGGTGAATCGGGTCGGTGTTGGTGCCGGCGATCATCTCGTCGAGGCGGTTAATCAGGCGCTTGCCATCAGGCTTCGTCTCAGCAACAGCCTTGTTGATGTAAACGTCCATGACGACCTGATCGCCGGATTTGCTGACGTTTTGCGCCCAAGCACCAACGTGATAAGCGTTAATGGCGCGCGGATCATTGGCGCTGACATACTTGCCATCTACCATCGGGTGCGGAAGCGGCATCAGCTTGCCTTCCATCGTCTGGTAGCTGTTGTTAATTTCCTCCGCCGGATACAGGCCACCATTCATCACGATGTCATCGACGATCGGAACCGCACCACGAATGACGTAGTGCTCCTGGCCGTTGATGGTGGTCGTTGAAATGTTGGAGGCATTGATGGCGAGGGATTTAACGTGGATGCTGGATAGCTTCACGTTGCGTCCTCATTGGTGGATTTCAGGCAATAAAAAAGGCCGCCGTGGCGACCTTATAATTAATTGTTCAAATCAAGTTTTATCATCTCATTGAATTCGCGCGTATTTCCTATCTTTAGAATATCACCTATGTAGCCGATATCCAGAGTGAATGGCTCTCCATCCGGTGATGCTCGGTATATAGCGATGCGATATTCGTTTTGATGACTGTACGAACTACGTTTATTGAACACAGATGCGAGCGAAAACTGGTCGAATTTAAGTGTCTCTTTTTCATCAAAATAAACGATAGGTTCACATCGATAGGCCAACACTTCACCAGAGGCAACCAAAGTATCTAGCTTTTTGATAACTCTGGACATAAATTCAGCCTCATCCCACACAAGCGCAAAATACTGTCCGAGGTTTTCTGCTTCTGGGGGTAACTTGTAATAGCCATTTAACTTATCGACCTCATATTCATAAAATGGCCGAGCAAGAATTCCATGAGAATGAAGATGGGTCATACAGAAGACGTTAATGTTATCGACCCAGTCCATTTTTATGGTTATTGGGCCAGCGAAATCAGCTTGAGTGAGGATGATTTCTTCTCCAGGCAAACCGATCTTCAAGATATGCTCATCCGGCTGTAGCCAGCCACTAACTCCTTCATGTTTGTCGGCAACATTGTTGTCGCTTTCATCCTCAACTTTAATGAAGTAGCTGAGGGGATTCATGTAAAGTTGGCCGTTAATGAACCCCTCACGAAAGCTGTCTTGAGAAAACAGCTTCACAAAAAATCTGTAATCCATAATCCCTCACATTACGTTTGCATGTGGGTGGATTTATAAAGCTTATTCGTTCTTCACAACAGCCTTCTGCCAAATCTTTTTTTCCAACGCCAACTTATCCGTCAACCCTTCGTTGAATATGCTGCCGTCGTCATTGAGCAGCACCGGGATCTGGCTGCAGTAGCAGTTGTACCGGTTGCCGTTCACGGCGTAGAAGTCGCGCACCTCTTCGGTGGTGTAGACCTTGCCGTGACGGCTGGCGTGCCAGGTGCGCGTTGTCGGCTTGAGTGCTGACAGCCACAGCAAGCCGGTATTTAGCCCCAGCCGGTCAGCAGCCCAATCCGTTTCGTTCCACTGAGCCTGCCGCAGCGCGCCGACCTGTTCGGTCTGGGCAATATTCTTCGCGCGAGACATACTGACATCGAGGCGCTTACTGATGACGCTGGCAGTTTCCCTCGGGTTAACCCCGCGTGCCACCGCGTCGGTGATGATGCCTGTCAGGTCTGCCCGGGCGGCATCGCTGATCGCCTTCCAGTCGCTGAATGTTGTCAGCCTGGCGGAGGCAATCTGGTTTTGATAACCGGGGCTGCTTAGAAGCTGCTGTAGCGTCGTCTGGCTGGCGTACACCTGTGACTGCTGCGAGAGGTTGTTGAAGGCTTCTAACGTCCCTCTCCGCGCTTCTGCGACGACGTAATCCATCGCCCACTGGTTCTGCTCGCCCCCTTCCAGCAGATAATCATCCAGGATGGCCTGCACCGCCTCGAGCAGCTCAGCCAGTTCCTGCGGGGTCATGTCATAGATGAACTTCCCGGCGTTGACCTGGTAGAGCCTCTGGTCATCACCGTTGACGTGACACAGGAAGTGCCAGCTGTGGCTGTTAACCTCGCGCTCCAGCCCGGTCAGGCGCTGGTCGAACAGGGCTTTCAGGGCAACCTTAATCGCGTAATACCGGTCCTCGATATCGCGTTCCATCCTGCTGACTGGTTTGCGCGACATCGTGGGGTCAACCTTCGACCGTGGTATTACCGGACTCTTCGGCTTCTGATTCTGGGTCGGCCAGTGGGTCAGGCTTTGGCTTATTGCCATCTGGCGGCACCTCTTCATCAAGTTCTGGCAGGGCTTGCAGCTCGCCTGCCGCACGAATCTCGTTCTCGGTAATGGCTGAGCGGCCAAATGCGTTCGTCGATTTAACGGCGACGTCAGCCAGCTTATCCATGTTGGCTATCTTCTCTGCCTGGCTCGGTGCCAGCAGATCGGACCATCCCACGGTGACTTCTTCGCCGCTGGCAGGAGGGATAAACCCCAGCGTCCAGAAACGAGTAACCACCTCAGTGATCACGTCGCTCAGGAAGCCATTACGTCGGCTCATACGGGTTTTGGCCCAGTCCTTCGCATCTTCCGTACTGGCCCGTTCGCCGGTCTGCATCCCTACCAGCACTTTCACCGGGATCGGTACGGTGGCGCAAAATTCATTGAGCGCTGTTCGCCAGGTTGGCTCCGGATCGGCAACGGCTACGGAAAGCACGCTGGTATCGCCCTCCTGCATAATGACGGCGCTGTCTGTGCTGTCATTCAGGCGGCGAACCTGGTCATCCATCCCCTCAGAGAGCTGGGCTTCGCTAACACCCAGCGCCCTTGCCAGCTGCGCGAAGCTTGTCTTGGCGCTGAAGTTAAAGTTGAGCTGTCGGCTGGCGTTCTTCAGGAACCCCTCCGCCGCACCGCCCGATACCTTCTCAAGGTCCAGCAGCTTATTGAAGCCCTCTTCCAGCAGCGATTCGCCGGAATCAAGCCGCCCGTCATCCGAGCCTTCAGCAAGGATAATGACGCGGTCAGGGTGAACGTTGATGATGCGCCCGGGCTGACCGCTGCGTTGCTGCTGCACTGGAATCTCGGTAAACGAGTACATGCTGACAGCGCCGTAGTCCTCGCTGTTCTGGTCCTCGTTATAACTGACCGGGTCGAGCTGGGCCTCCCAGACCGGAATCAACCGGACGAGCGCCCTTTCCTGCATCCTGCCGACCATCGCCTTATCAACAGGCTCCGACCAAGGCTTGCTGTCTTTAACCTGAATCAGCAGCGCAGAGTAGCGGCCTACGAGGTTACGCTTGTCAGCGCCCTTAATCTGCTTCCAGCAGCGCTTGAGCAGCTTATTGATCCGCTTATCCCAGGCCGTTTGTTGCGTTGCATCCTTCGTCTGGTCGCCTTCGTAAACTTCCGGGTAATCCTCCCAGCAGCCATCAACCATGCGCGTTACCGCGGCGCCAGCGATGGCATTGCGGCGGTACGCCCGGTAGAAGTCATCGAAGCAGAGATCCTGTGGATACCCAAACTCCTGATACAGGCGCTTACGCTTGGTGTTACTGGTGCCATTGAACAGTGCGTTGACGTAACGCATCCGTTCGCGGTCGATGCTGGCGTTCGTGGCGAGTTGTTTATTTTCGCTTTCGTTCACGGTCTCCTCCGTCAGCGCGAGCGCACCAACATGCCGGTTGATTGTGGTTCTGATAGTTCGGTGAGCGCGTATACCGCGGCATCAAGCCGGTCAGGTGATTTCTTCGCAGTAGATGGCACGTACTCCATGAACTGGTTCTCGACCTCGTAGAGGCTGCCACGGTGAGCGACCCGGCCCTGCGCATACAGCGCGGAGATGGGTTCTGCACGTGCGTATTTACCCTTACTGGCGTGTACGCGGATGATGCGGCCGCCGAATCCGGCATTGCGTAGCGTGTCCTCCGCCATATCGCCGCCCTGGTTGGTTTCGATGACGATCGCATCAGCTTCGTGCTGCTCATAGGCTTCAATGGCTTTGGTGGCCCAGCCGTTGGGCGAATACTTCCCGCTGTAATCCGCATCGAGGCTGTACTGCCGTTCATCGCCGGTACCGTAAACGCTGGCGACGGCAATGCCTGATTCGTCGCTCTCTTCGCTGTTGGTGGCCTGCGGGTCGATTGCCACGACCGTACGGGCTAGCTCCTGGGTGATCCGCATCGCGTGTGCGGCGCTGATCATCTCCTCGTTCCACAACGCGCCCTCCGCATTAAAGCGTTTCGGGTTCTGCATGTACTGGGCTTCGGCGGTGCGCCGGTGAGAGAACAGTGATACTCGGTGCGATTCGTTGTGCTTAAACGGCCATAGCCAGCCATCAGGCAGGCCGTGGTCAATCGGGATTGCGTGGGTGTTTTCCGGATACTGGTCGGCGTACGACTTGCTGTTATTGATGATTACTGGCAGATTCAGGTGGTGCCACTTCTCACCGCTTCCGCCCCGCAGCAGGTAACCGCTCAGGTCGTGGTAGTGAATGCGCTGCATGATGACAATCATCGGCGTCGTCTCGATCGCCAGTCGTGATTTGATTGTCTCGTTAAAGCGGTTGTTGACGCCGTCGCGGACGATCTCAGAGTAAGCGTCATCCGGCTTAACCGGGTCATCAATAATCAGCGCACCCTGCCAGCCTGGCTCCATGTGTCCGGCACGGAAGCCGGTAACCTGTCCCGCAGCTGATGACGCATAAACGCCGCCCCCATGTTCGGTCCACCACATCGCCTTACTGTCAGCGTCATCGCGTAGCGACATCGGCCACATAGACTGATAGGCCTGTGACTTAATCATGCCGCGTGCGGTGGAAGAGTTCAGCAGCGCCAGGTTGTGCGAGTAGGACAGGTGCATGAAGCGAGCCCGGCAGTTCAGCGCCAGCCCGCGCCCCATCATGTTGATGGTCGCCAGTTCCGTCTTTGTGTACCCAGGCGGTACGTTGATGATCAGGCGCGTAATTTCACCATCTATAACGCGGTCCAGTGTCTGCTGAATCACCTTGTGGTGAGGCGCGACAATCATCTTGCCGCCGGTGCGCTGCTTGAAGAAGTAGCGCGCGTAATACAGACCGTCCTCTTCACACTCTACCCGTCGGGCAAATGTCTTTTGCTCAGCAGTCGTCATCCTCCATCATCTCCTGCCGTGCTGACTTATATTCATCCTTGCTCATGGTGATCGTCTGGATAGCGCCACCATTGGGACCAGAATGCTCGAACTTGTGCCTGTTGGTGTAAGCGTCGCCGCACTCTTTGGCGGCCTGCTCGATAATCTCCGCGGTTAACGCGAGGTTCTTCATTCCCTCTGCGCGCGTCGCCATGCGGTCGAGAACGCGCAGCCGGTACGCCTTGTTGGCGATCGGGATATCGGAGATTTCACTCTGGAAGCGTTCGCGGGTGGCGTTGAACATGTCCACCCATTTTTGCGCCAGTCCTTTGCCGTTTGCTTTCGTCGGGTCGTGGGATTCGACCTGCTGACGAGGTATCGCCAGGCCAAATTCTTTTTTGACCGACTCAACCACTTGAGAGGGGGTATCAAAGCAGGCAAGAGACTGAACGATGAAGGCTTTGACCTCACCTTTCAGTGCCGCCATAAATCACCTGCCTGTCATAATCAGTCATAAAGTTAAGCCAGTTTCAGCATGCACGTTCCGCATGATCTGGCGATATCGATGTGAGCCACTTCCGCTGGCGCATTGGCCGCGTCCACCAGATCCTGCACTTCTTTGCTGGCACCGTAACGGCGTACGATACCAACGAACTCTTCGACGTCGTGGCCACGCAGTGTAAGCACTGGCTGCCCGGTCTCTTTGTTGAACTTTGGCGCGCCGAAATCATCGGTGGCCTGAGAGATGTGGTAAAGCTCATGCTCCACCAGCGCGCAAAACTCAAGGTCACTGCATTGGGAGCAATAATCGGCAGCCAGCGTGATGATGTACTTCGGGACGCGCCCAAACCATTCATGCATCTGCTGTTCCATCCGGGCTTTCTGCCACCCGCCAGCACGCAGCATCACCTGCTCAGCCTGACCGAGCACATAGCGTCCCTTCTTTGCGAACGAATCTGATGCCCACATGAAGCAGAGATCCGCATCAATCAGGTGGGCATGGTCTGGATTGTGGATGTTGCCGGTATCGCTGAGGATTTGGCGATTTACCCACTCGTTCACTTCGGTAGCGGGGATAAGTCTGGTATAGGGATGCCAGTTCTCCGCGCTAATGAAGTTAACCGGTGGGTATGGCCTGCGCTCGTCATCGATCGGCATGCATTACTCCATTTATCCCCTATGGGGTGTAATTACGAAATATCCGTTATAGCCATTACGGTGAACATAAAAAAAGCCCCGCAATGCGAGGCCTTTTTGAATGATGATTATAATGAAGATAATATTATTCAGCTTTGAGCGTAGCAATTGCATCAATAATGGGCTGTATAGGGAAACCGATACCTATGCCAGGATTTGCATTAGACTCCAGAATTTTGACTATTGTAGCCAGTGACTCTGCATAAAGTGAGTTAACCCTCGCGAAATCCACACCACCGAAGCTTACATTCACTTGCATGTTCCCAATTTCTATCAAAAGTCTTTTGGATCTTTCAGCAATAGCATCAGCCTCAACTTTTCCCGGGTATCTTCTTTCGGTGACGATACCAACCACATCCCCTGACTCTAATTCAATAATGGGGCCTCCGGAATTGCCACCGTTTACCATTCCATCGATAGCAAACTTGCCGTCCTCCATTGGGGCTGAAATTATGGCTTCACTTGTTAACAAATCAGATAAACCATGCGGATAGCCTGCAAAAATCAAACGCTTTCCCCTTGTTGGGGTGAAGTTGGGTGAAGGCTGCAAAACAACCCTTCCCGCTGGCAGTGCTTCTGAAAGTTGCATGACCGCAATGTCGTTTTCGATGTCAACACGTTGAATCTGAGCTTGTAAGCTCTGATGAGATTCAGTGAGCAAAGTGACTGGACCGCGAGTGCTGCTAGTTGCTATATCAACCAATGATTTTATTACATGCCAATTTGTAATAACTAAATCATCCCTCAGGAAACTAAAACCACTGCCGCGAGACTGCCCTGCAATGACTTGAAAAGTTGCGTTGGCTAAAGTTTGATGCATCGACTTTCTCCGATACCGGTGAGTGAAAAATCATAATGAATTCATCCACCAGAATAATTGATGAGACACATCAATTCACACGCAAAATATTCACTGCATCAATCGGTTCGTCTTATTTTTGAACTGAGCGCAATTTCAGCACCAATGCACATGAGTCATTGGTAGTTTCGCTTTTGACAACCACCAGCTCAAGAACCTCACCTTCTTGCGGGATTTCATTTTCCACAAAGAGGTTTTTAACTTCGTAAATTGAGTTAGTAACCGAGATAAACCCACGGTCTTCTTTTTTCATGTGAAAGCACCTCGCTTTATTGTTTATGTTTCACTCAGGCCGCTATTGCGAGACCCGGTATTTATTCTTCTGGCAGTTCGCCTGCCACGCCCTGTTGTGCGCCAGCACATCTTTCTTCGTCTGCCGATCCATCACTTCGATGTCTTGCTCAGTGAGGCGAATAGCGCTTACCCAGTCGCAGCTGGTGTCGATAATTTCAACCTTTGCGGGTCCAGTTTGCGCGCAGCTCACGATCGACATCATCATCAGGCATATGGCTAACCGTCTGGTGAACATTGCTGGCCTCCTTCATTACTTCGACGCGACGTTCTGAAGCTGCTTTGGTGGCAGCGGCGTTCTCGTCGGTACGTTTCTTTTCTGCCTCTGCTTCGGCCTTTTCCCGGCCACGCATACCGCCAAGACCAAATGCGGCCAGTACCAGCATGATGGCGAGCCCGATCCCGGCCAGGATAGCTTTGAGCTTTGTCATAGGCTCACGCGCTCCCGCATCCAGCCATAGGCGAATGACTCATTAGCCGGGCGCTGCTCTGCCAGCTCGAGATATCGCTGACCCTGGCTGCAGTTCAGTGCGCGGAGCAATACGGTTTCCCCTTCACTACCGCGTTTCGCCAGGAAAGACTTAAGCGCGCTGATGCTGCGGGGGCCAATCTGGCCGTCGGCGATAAGGTCGGGATAGAACTGCTGCTGGTTGTTGAATACGTTCAGCCAACGCTGGAGCCATTTAACCTGTACCGATGGCCCCATATTCACGCCGGTGTCGCAGAGCTCGGCGGCGATGACCGGGGAGACAGCTGCAACCTGGTCGAAGCGTGGCCCGTACCAGTAATCAGCCTCGAGGATTTCCAGAGCCTGCTCGCGGGTCAGGTTGTGCATATCACCGGTATAGCCATAGGCGCGGGCCGTTACCTGGGTGATCCCCCAGTTCGTCGGGCCGCCTTTGTCATCCGGGTGATTCACGTAACCGCCCTCTTTGCCGAGGATGGCGTTGAAGATGTCGTCTTTGGTCATTGCCCGGCCTTCTGGAATACTTTTGCGAGATTGCCGCGGGAGCGCCACACGGCGATGCAGATAGCGATGTTCAGCATCAGTTCGCCCGGGTCAACCTGCAGGTATTTCCCGTAGAGGATACGGAATGCCGTAAAAGCGGCGGCGAGGATCATCATGTACGCCATCCATGCCACGGCAGGACGGTGTCGCTTCCCGCTCTTACTGAAGAACATCAGCCTGATGGCGATCAGCGCGCAGATAATGGCGTTTACATCAAGAACGATGGTTTGCCATGTCATTTACCTTCCTCCTCCAGTCCCGGCATTTTCCCCCGTTTTGATTTGGCGAGGATGCGTAACAGGACTGCGACAGAGATGGAAGCGGAAACCAGCGCGCCAATGTTCGGGGATACTTCGATACTCACCGGAGGCTGCAACAGGCCAAGGGCGGTGTTAATCACCCCGGCCAGTATCTTCGCCATCGGTACCGAGAAGAACACCCCGCCGACAAAGCTGATGATGGCGAACAGGAACTGCTTCCACAGTTGGTGTGGATCGGATGTCAGAACGTACATTGCTGCGCCAGCCAGCGCGCACAGCATTACGCCGGGCGTTGCCTCGGGGAACAGAGATGCGAACGTCACTCCGATTGTTGCGGACGTTACACCGCCAGCAATGGTTAGAGGTTCAGACATAGGTGGTCCATGTGTAGAGAAGGCCGTCAGACACGAGGGCTACGTGGCATCTGAGGGTGATTGTCTGCGGCCTTGAATAAAAAAGGCGGGTTCTGGTCCGCCAATCGATGGGTGCTGCGTTGCGCTATGCGCTTATAGTCCCAGGTAGGGGTATTCCAGATACGAAAAAGCCCAAGGCGTTAACCTCGGGCTTGAATTCTTTACCGTAACAATTCACGGATTTATAGTGTTAGGGCGATGATATTCTAACTTTCGTCATTGTGCAAACTGCAATCGTTATCGGAATCAAACTTTGCTAGTAACTTTCGATAAGATCGCATTTGCTGAAGATTCCGCCTTTTCAATCTCTGCAATTAAATTCTCATAGAATGGCTTAACGGCCTTGTCCCATACGCCAGGTGAAATAGCATCAGTAAACTGGCAGATGGCACGATAGCAGGACGCCGCCGGAAGGCGCTCATACCCCCTCCCTGAACATTGACGACAAGCACTCATAACTGGCACGCCCTGCTCCTCTGACTTCTTGCGATCCATTGCCACACCTCTCCCTCTGCACTTCACGCAGGATGTTGATATGACGCCTCGGCCACTACATTTCTTGCACGTTTCTTCCACATGCTCTTTAGCTGTTTTTGCAGGCGTTTTCTCTCCACATCCGGGGTGCTTAACCACCAGTTCCTCCCTCCTGATTACGCCGCGGCCCTTACAGCATGAGCAGGTAAGCTGGCTGGCCGCTGATCGGCAATAATCCTGATATGCAAAAGTTGCGAGGGTTTGCAGGATCTTGCCCTTAACATTTGTCTCAAGCTTGCGAAAGGCTGCCACCTTATCGCAGTGCTTTACCCCGTATTGCATTAGCAACTGAACAGCTTTCTTTTTATCGACTTCGCTCAGATTCATCTTCCCGCTAAAAGCACTGAATCCAAGTGGGGCGCGACTTTGCACCATGCCGAATGCCGCCATAACATCAGTGCCAGTTAAAGAATCTGACGCGGTCGCCCTTGGTGCGTCTGATAGCTGTGGCGATTTAGGAGAGTGAAATTTAACTGCGCTTTCGAGGTTCATGCTGCTTCTCCTAATGGCTGTTTGGTTTTGGTCTGGTTCTGGCTGTGCTTTGCTACTGGCGGCATGCTGGCGCGCTTAACGCTTTCTACCTGGTATCGGGTTATCTCGTCTCTGGTCACGGCGCGCACTCCCCAATAATGATCTGCCCCTTCTCTCCCCAGACCTTTGTGATGCGGCAATCCCAGATGTGAGCATCATCCTCATAAAGCGCATCCATCAGGGCTTTCAGCATGTTGTCGCAGTCTGGCTTGGCCTGGTGGGGCTTCCCGGCGAACTCCGCTCGTTTCTTCTTACTCCAGCTTGGTGGCATTGGTAGGACGAATGTCACATGTGATCCGGATTCAGGCATGGTCAACTTGCGCAGGCGGACCTCATCGCAAAAAGCGCGGTAACGCATTACAGGTGGACGCTGCTTCCACTTATCCGCGCGGGTCATGCGAGGCTTGCCGATTGGTGTGATGTCGTAGATTTTCATGCAGGCACCACCAAGCCACGACGGGCAATCTGAATAATGGTCAGGACGATGGCGCGATCCATTAACTGGCGGCGCTCGTCACGGCTAAGCCCCTTCCCGTTATCAATCTCTGAATGGCAGGTGACACAGATAGCGGCGGTGGCGCAGTCGTCTGTCTTCATGCCAATTCCCTTACCTTCATTGCGGTGTGCTACCTGTACGCCCCACACTCCGCAAAGGACGCATTGCTCAATCTGGCCGACTGCGGCTAGCCATTTTTTATTGCGGTAGGTGCTACGCATGTTTCCTCCGTGCCGCGAGACGCAGCCATTTCTGATCCACCAGGCGGGCGGTGTAGCCCTTCAGGGTCGGGATGTCGGACGGCTTAACCGCTGGCTTACGCTGGCGGCGCGCCGGAACGCGGAAGATTTCATTGGTGATGACGCGTGCGAGAGGACTACCCACGGGAAGCCCTCCACTCTTGCGCCCAGGCGATGCGCTTACTGGATGCTTCGGAGAACTTCACTCCGCGGTCGGTTCCGAACCAGTAAATCGCCTCGATGACGTCTACCATGTAGCGCTTGCTGGATTTGGATGTGCGGACGCCGAAATAAACGCGTCCGCCGTTGATGCCCGGCGCGGATTTCTGCTCCTGGTTATGGGTCTGATTCACCAGAACGGTGATGAGGTCCTTCCACTCTTCGCGAGTCAGCTTTTCGCCGTGCCAGACAACCTGGTCAGACAGGTCTTTCAGCAACGGCCACATCAGACGGTTCTGCTTGTCTGTTCGGGTTTCTTCCCGGGCCTCGACCACCATCGGCGCGCGAGGGTTTACCGGTATGGTGCGAATGAATGCTATGAGGTTGTCTTTAACGGTGTCGTTAACGATGCAGTAGTACTGCTTCATGCGCCACCTCCGAGAGGTAACGCAGAATGCAGAAAATCGCAGGTGCATTTCTGCATCTGTGGCAAGGTGAGGAGTTCAGATTGTGGTCGCATTTAAGTCCCCTTAAATGCGCAGAAGTCTTACCGTCGGGCGTTCAACTCCGACGACGGTTAAATTATGGCTGGTTGATTATGGAAAATCAACATAAGAGAAAGGCCTTCGAAGAGGCCATTGGTGTCTTGATGCTGGTTTATAAATCTCTACCCGCCGGGATGATTCACAAAATACATTTGCAATTAGTACTTCAGGGAAGGCTGGATTTGATCTAGCTTGTTAAACAATCCGTAGATTATGATATCGGGATAAAAAACAGAAGGGATGGCCTGGTTATGAATAATGGGGTGTTTACTACCGTCATTACTGGTGTTTCAGTGTTTGTGTTGGGTCAGATATTTGTAAAATCCATGCTTGATCCTTACATTTCATTCAAGGAACATTTGGGGATGGTTTCGGCCATTCTCCTGCGTGAGCAAAATAAAATCCTTAGCATCAATGCGAAAAGCGAAGTAATAAACGAAATCAAACAGGCGTCAGCTTTGCTGTTGTCAAAATCTAATGCCATACCCTTGTATGGAATGTTGGCTACTTTACGTCTCCTTCCTCGATACAAAGATGTCCTTAAGGCCTCGTGGAATCTGAATCTTATTGCGTCTATTTTAGAAGAAGGAAGAAACACCACCCCCAAAGAAACCTATACAACTATTTCTAATTCTCTCAATGCGGTAGGCAGTAAGTTAGGGGTGGTTGTTACATACAGACCATCTTAGATCAGCAAATAATATCTTCCTGCTGCGGCGCTGCCGGCAGCGGCATCCAGTGGGTTGGGCTCCATGATGCTCCTGGTATAATCCAGCCATCTATATCTGCATCCGGATGCCCAGGGCAATTTGTTGCCCACTTCATTGCATAGCCGCCAGGAGCTGATTGCCATGGCGCAGCAACTATCACACCTGTTGATGGGCTTGGCATCCGCTTACTGCAAGCCACCCAACCGTCTGTCAACTCATCACGATTACTTACAGGTTCGGCACCATGAAGCATGGCGGCGCTCCGCTCTATGCCATCCAGCGCGATTCGCAGTGCCTGAATTGTGGTAGAGCTATCGTTTGGGGCTATTCCATATCGCTCGAATACAGCTAAATGGTTGCGCATAATCTCAGGCGTAAGTTCTTTGTAAGCATAAGCAAGAGGCTCTGATGCATTATCCGGCACAACCGACGCAGGCGCGGCAGCATAAACAGGAATAACGTCCGCTTGCTCTTTATTGCTTTCATCCGTTAAAGCCCAGAATAATTTCCCGGCCGGATGTTTGAAAATATAAGCAACTGGATCTGCTTCCAGCGATGCCAGCGCAATTCGCGCCAGTTCTTCCGCTTCTTCTGCTGGCAGTACAACGTTGCTACCAGGTCCGTATGTTTCGCGCCACTGCTTGATTGTCAGCAGTCGCTCTTTGGTTATAGTGGTCATTTGTTAATCCTCAAAACTTTATGCCCGGGCGCAAAAGCACGCGTTTTGTCTTTGCTTATTCGCCAGCCATCCTTGCGCGCCTCTTTTGCACAGCCAGCCCATGACGTACCTATATACTCACCGAAGTCTGGCGTCTTATATTTGCCATCTGTACACTGGAGGCAATCACAATAGAGATGCATGGTGTAACTTGCAGCGATAGCCATATCACTCTCCTTTGATGCGAATGCCAGTAGCGCGGATTGCATCGATGACTTCAGAAACTTTGTATGCCATTACCGTTTGGTAATCATCGTGAAAATCTGTTCGATGAAGCATGCTGCTACGTTCCGGGAGCAGTATTTCCCGAGCATCCAGTTCCTTAACGCGTTCCTCCAGTTCGTAGACCCTGCATTGTTCTCTATCATCAATCAGATATAACCCAAGACATTCGCTTTCTACCCAACCGCCAAAATCATGATCGTAACGCTCACATGAAAACTCACCGTCACCGTCCTTTGTTGGAATGGTGTAACTATCTAATGGGCCACCATACGTCGGCACATTTCCCAATGTTGGATGCTCAATCCACATGAAAAATGCACGCCCGGTTATTGGGCAAATATCTGGTCGCCATTGGTTACGAACAGCCTTGGTTTCGGATAATTCTTCAGCGTGTTGTTTTACTTCCTCAAGCTCAACTCTCAGCTTCCCTACCGTTAGCGCAATATCCTCGTTCTCTTGGTCGCGGCGTTTGATGTATTGCTGGTTTCTTTCCCGTTCATCCAGTAGTGCCAGCACGGTTTCTGGTCCGGTCAGAAATTTGAAGGCGTTGAGCGCATCAATATCCACACCGTAATCTTTAAGTTCCTGTTCACTTAACAAATCATCATCAGCTGGCAACATTAACAGGCGTTCCATTGCTGGAATTGCACGTTCCGCCGCCTCACGCAGTGCCTGGTAATTAATTTCGCTCACTGGTTGCCTCCTTTGCGAAGCTGGGCGGCGATATCTTCGAGAACGCCATCAGAGAATGAGCGGTCAAAATCGCCTTCCGGCGCATTAGCCATAAACTCAGTAGAGGTAAGAATCATCCTGGCAATATCCGCGGCGTTCTTCGCAGTATCATCAATAAAACCAGCTTCCCAGGCAGCCAGCATTCGGTTGGCAACAAAGTGAGCGCCTTCCTTGTGGGCTTGCGCCCGCACTTCAGCCAGGAAAGCCTGGTACGCAGGAATCTGCAGCACAGCCAGAGCTCCGATAATCTTCTGTACTTCTGGATGGCATTGATCGTAATGAGCATCGGTGATGAACACCGCGTCATTGTGAATTGCTTCAATTGCACTCAACTCCGCAGCCAGCGCCGCGCACTTGGCTTCAACCACGTTAAGGAGAGTCGTAACTTCTGCCGGTGACATGTGCTCACCACAATCGGCATTCATCCTGGCGCTTTTAATCAGATCTTCGTATTTATTGCTCATACCCCTGCCCTCCCCCAAACCATCAATACTCGCTTCATCGCCGCGCTGTTGCGGCACTCCTGGCAGATCACGTTTGTGTCCGTACGCTGAATTAACTTCGACTTACCCTGCTTCATGCCAGGTATCGTGTCAGGGGCGAAGCGCATTCCGTAGCTGGTCAGGCTGTAAAGGCGCTGGCCGTATTTTCCTTCGCAGCGGATCAGGCCGTCTGCCAGCAGCGTGCTCACCGTTCCGGATATCTTTTTGGTGTCCATGCCGATAAGCCCTGCCAGTTTGGCGTTGTTCAACCCTGGGTTGTTGCGCAGGGCTGCCAGCACCTGCTCACGGATTGTTATGTTCATGTCACACCATCCCGTTCGACTTGTTGCGGTTGTACTTGGCCAGCAGCAGCTGGATCGGCGTCGGACCATGCTCGGCAGCCGGTGCTGCAATCGCCCGGCGTACCGGCGGCACTGGCTTACCCTCGGTGACGCGCCTTTCCCACATGTCCAGCAGATCGCCTGCCTCGCGTGCCAGTTCACCATGAGTCAACTGGCGCTCTGTGCTGCGGTGGCGCAGTTCAACGCAGATGTGGTACATGACCGGCTGCGACCAGGGGAATTGCTCACTGGAAGTGAACTCGAACGAACGGTTACGCCAGTCCCAGTATTCGGCGATCACCTGGTCAACGTTGATTCCCAGCGCCCCGCCACTCTGTTTGCACCAGGCGACGAACTGACCCGGCGAAGGCAGGAATGGACGCTCCTGGCGGCGGGCAATGCGCATGCCGGCATCGACCTGAGACATTGAGTGGATCCCGTTTTCCTGAAACGCCAGCAGCCACTGACGGCGGAATTCGTTCAGGTCTTCCTGAGTGCGGAAGTTCGCCATACTGGCCGGGAACGCGGCGCGCAGCTCGTTGAACAGCTTGTTGAATACCTGCGCCACCTGCTCTACTGGCGCACGCTCCTGGTACTGCTCTGGCAGGTTATGGGCCATGCGGCTCATCTGCTCGCGGTCGTGGTTACGCATCTGCTCTGCAAGAGATTTCATCGCATCACCTCATAGGCCCAGTCAGTGTTGTTGAAGTCCAGATCCGGCTTAGCGGCCGGTTTGCCGCGTACTGCCGCCTGCTTGTTCTGATAACTCAGCTTCTGGCTAGCAGTGATAAACCAATTTTTTGGCTTCTCATGCGTGAACTCGATATCCAGCTTCTGAAGTTCGTAATTCAGGTCTATCAGCGGGTACAGGCTTAACCATGCCTGGTAGTCCTTGTGGTTCAGCCGTACGATCTGGCCCTCGAATGCGTACCGACTCGATATTTCATGAATATCTGCATTGGCCTCTTCGCAAGACGCGTCAGCGGCTTGGGTGTTAACCAAGGAATCCGGATCAGGGATAGGGGAATCAGGAATCAGGTTAAGGGAATCAGCAGGATTTAAACTGTTCTTAACCTGTTCTTGCACCTTACTAACACCGTGCTTTTCTTGTGCTTCATTATTTTCAATTACTTGAGGCTTTCCCTCTTCTTCCTTTTCCTCTTTTGCATTTGAATTGCACTGTTCTTGTTCGGTGCCATTTTGGTTCTGAGACGGTTCTGGTATCTCACTTGCCGCTTCTTTGCAGTGCGGGTTCTGGTGCTTTTTCCAGTTAGAAACCTGAATGTAGGAATCGCCTTTTACCTGGTAACGATTGATGAATTTGTGCTGATGCAGCTGCTGCAACAAAGCGTCACAATCGACATCATCAAAAGGCAGCACCATGGCTTTAATTTTCTTAGGGCGGTCATCCAGGCGACCCTCTTTATCGGCGATAGTCCACAGACCAGCGAAGAGAATGCGCGCCAGCGGCTGACATTCTGCAAGCTCGTCGTTCGTGAAAAAGCCGGGTTTGATATTTCGCGATCTGGCCATTTAATACTCCACTGGTTGTTCTGGGCCGTAAATTCCACGTCTATCAAGCTCTTCTCTATAAGCCTGATATTCATTCATGGCTTCTTTTAGCGCCTGTTCATCAGCCGGTTCGATCGCATACGCATTTGAATCGTGCACAGCGATAACAACGCCGCTTTTTCTGCGGATATTGAAAATAGTTTCCGCACCGATTCGAATTAATCGCTCAGCAGCTGCAAGCTTGTCGCCGAAGACGCTAATCCCAATCTCATTAAAAAGTTCAGGTATATTGATTTTGCTGAGGCTCTCAAAAATGATGAAGTCGTGGTAAATAGCTATATATTCAGCTTTTTCACCGACCTGGCATTCACAGCTGCAAGAGCACGCATGAATAATTTCTTTCAAATCAAGCTGAAAAAATTCGCGAGACTCGTTTACTCTCCACTCCGACAAAGCATCATGAATCTCTTTTTCAGCTTCGAGCGGAGAATGGCTGTAGAAAGCCGCTTCAACCTTGAACGGAGCAGGAACACCAGTAGCTGATGAAAGTTCTCGCGCTCGAACTTCCGGGCTTGTTGTGGTCATTCCAATTTTGTAGATGCCAGGCATACATGGATTGCTTAACACGTATACCCACCCTTCCATTCTGAAGTCGGCTGGAACATCCATAGTCTTCAATACGCCGACTTGCTTTGTTAATGGCTCGAGATGCATAATTGCCTCTGTGAATTGATCCAATTAATTCCACCAGAAAGTCGGTTCTGTTCGCGCAGACCGGCTTTCGCCATTTCTGTAGTTCTCACATAACCCCCAGCATTGAAGTGACCATGGCCATCAGCGGCGCGGTCAGGTCCGGGTCGACACGGAACATCTCTACAATCCCCTCACTGAGTTCCTTGAGCTTCTGGTGACGCGGGGCGTTCATCGCAACGGCCACTTTCGCCTCGCTCGTTTCCTTCTCAAGTCGCGCTAAGCGGGACATAAAGCTGTCTTCTGGAAGAAGGTGGTGACGGTACTCCAGCGGCAGGACCGACATGATTGCCGGAGCCAACTGGCGCACGTTCTCGCGGTACTGCTCGGAGTCGAAGCGGTTATCCAGAAAGCGGAACAGCTTCTGGCGCGCCCGGCTGATGTCTTCCGGAAAACTGATGGCTGTGCCGCCCTGCTCCCGGTATTCGTTGATGATCAGCGCCGAAACGACGTCCTGATTGTCCAGCGCCGACGACCATGCCCGGACCGCATCGCGGATCTTTTCGTGGTCTGGCGCCGCCTTAGGTTGAGCGCGGTTTATCATCGCTCCCGGGTGTATTCCGGTATTGTGTTGATACGCAAGTGAATGCATTGCTTTCCCTTTCGTGGTTAGGGCCGCCAATTAGGCGGCGTTGTTGCTGATTGGTGGAAAAACGTCATCAACGCTTACTGAAGCGCCATGCTTATTCAGAGCTGCAACAATCGCCCGGCACTGCTCAAGGCTTAAGCTGCGTTTATTTTTTTCGTAATGGCAAACCGCACCTGTCGACAGGTTCAGCTCTTCGGCAATCTGTCGCTGAGTCAAACCGATGTTTCTGCGGATTTTTCGGATATTGTTCATGTCGGGTCTCCTTTAAACAACTTAAATATACGTTTTGTATTCTTTGTTCGCAAGTAAAATATACGAATTGTGGCTCGCGCAAATATATACAACTTGTATCATTCGGGTATGACTATGAAATGGTACGACTTAGCTAAGACCCTGATGAAAAGTCAGGGCATCAATCAGGAACAGCTGGCGGAGCACCTCGGTATTACTAAAGGTGCGGTAAGTCATTGGCTGAACGCTCGGCGTGAGCCAAGCCTTTCCGAGATCGCAAAAATATTGCAGTTCCTTGGCAAAAAGAACTTCTCCGTAGGAGCTGGCGGTATGATCATTGACGACACGCTTAAGGGTGATGTGGAGTACGCTGGCCCCTACAATCCTGGTAACAAGTATCCAGTAATCAGCAGTGTCCAGGCTGGTTCATGGTGCGAAGCGGTTGAGCCATACACCCTAAAAGATATAGATCTGTGGCTTGAGTCGAATGCTCACATTCAGGGTGACGCGTTCTGGTTGCTCGTTGAGGGCGAGTCAATGACAGCCCCTACTGGCTTGAGCATACCTGAAGGAACCTATGTACTTTTCGACACCGGTAGAGATGCGGTAAATGGCAGTCTGGTAATAGCAAAGCTATCCGATTCTAACGAGGCAACATTCAAGAAGTTGGTGATCGACGGTGGGCAGAAGTACCTGAAAGGTCTCAACCCTCAGTGGCCACTTGTTGCGATTAACGGCAACTGTCGAATTATCGGTGTTGCTGTAGAGACGAAGATGCGGCTGGTCTGATCGGCAAGATGTTCTGGTCGGCATAGTTGGTAGGTATCCAATTTTTTTAATCACTACTTTAATTTGCAAGGTCATGCTAAATGGTTGACATGAAAGAGGTTATTGAGGTTTCAAGTCTGGATGACATTGAATCTTTGTTCGCAAGATTAGATGGTGGCGAAGAGATACCTATCGAAAGGATCAAGTTCGACCTCTTCAACAGTGTGAATTTTAAGATTTATGGTGACCCATCTCGCTACAACGGAACGCTTCCCTCTGCTCTCGCTCAGGGTTTATGCGAATTCCAAACTGAAATTTATAAAGTTTTCACACTAATAAAATATAAAACTGACAACCTTCAAAGGTTAACCGGTAAAGATAAAGAAGAAGCAGAGATCATCTTTACCATTGATGAAGGCTGTACTGATATACTTGCTGCATTAACTGATCTTTTTGAAGCATTCGGTAAAGCATTTGAGAAGGTAACGCACGGCATGAGCCCTGGCCAAAAAACATTATGTCTCTTGTTTGCTGTCACCGTTATAGGCGGTGCGTGGGTTGGCACGTCATACTTAGAGAAAAAAGCCGAAGTAGAAGTGAAGCAAGAAGAAACCAAGCTTGAAGAAGTCAAGATTAAATCAGAAAACGAGCGCATGACTATCCTGAGGGACGGAATGCTTGAGGCGATTAGAGCTAAAGCAGGCGTGGATGCCGTAGAGCGCGCCGAAGGGATTCAGGAGCATACTGCAAAAGCGTATACAGGGATATTAAAAGGCGCATCTGATGCTGACAAAATTGTCATATCAGGCGCAAGCACCGTTGAACTGTCTAACAAAGAAATCCACGAGCTAATCAAGAATCCTATCGAAAAAGCAAAAACCGAAGAACACAACCTTGAGTTAGTAATCGATGGAATTAAACGTTCAGCCGATAAAATTACAATTAGCTGCCGCGAGCCTACAGGGGAGTCCACATTTCCTGTCTCTGTTGACACTTCCTTTATCGACGATAAAGACGAGATAGCCTTGCTTTTTGATGCAATGAAAGACAATAAGACCGTGAAGATTTTAGGCAGCTATAAAGTTAGAGCTGGCGTGATTGAACAAGGTAATGCCTCGTCAATATCTGCCCCATGAGAATAACCCGGCCACCGCGCCGGGTTTTTTATTGCCCACCCATAAAGCTATCCGCCATTCTGCCGATAACTATTCAGCCTGAAGCTGATAACAATAACTATCGCAACACTACCTGCCCGCCCGTGCGGGCTTTTTTATTGCCCTTTCCGCACTATCTCAGCTGCATCCCTGTTCACACCCTTCCCTATCACGTTTCCTGTTTCCTTCCGGTACTGCTCCAGCTTGTCGATGATGTTTTGCTGGGTCATGGGTAAATCAGCCAGTGACAACTCCATGACCGCCCGCCCCATCGCCTGAATTTTCATGCTTATACGCTCTTCATCCAGAACCATGCACATCCCTCCTGCTGTTTTTTTAAGCGTAGCACTGGTATTTAAAAAAATAAATCACCTTAGAATACAATTTGTTATCACAAAACCACCCACCAATTATACATTTCGTATTGCATGATAAGAATACGTTTTGTATATTCAATCCATCGAAACGAAACATCGACAGCTGAGCGAAGTTAGCCAGCGGCGGACAGCAAGTCGCCTGCTCATTAAGAATTCAGTCAAGCAGCAAATCACCCGGAGCGCTCCTGGCAAATTGAAATGGCGCCCAATGGGATTGAGGCAGGTGTGTAACGCGTGGCGGGTATAGCACACGAAGAGGACTCCGCACCGGAATGGTTTGCTGCTCAGTTCCCGAACATCGGGGAAGCTTTACCAGCAGCTCTTTGCGAGGGGCTGACGGCAAATCTACTCCACTTATTTAAAAGAGACGGTATATGGATAATCAGGATAATGAGTTAAGAAAGGTTGTTCAGGAACTTGCTGATGAAGAAGGCATCAGCTTTTCCGATGCCCTAGATGTTTCGATTAAAGCGCTGCGTTATGAGGTAGAGCGCAGAAAATCGTTTAACGGTGAAGCTGCTTGTGATGGCTCTGCAATTACTTCTTAGCCAAGTACCAAGAGGTGTCTGCGGCTTCGGAAACCAGTACGTAATAGCTTTGCTTTACACTACTAGCTATACCTCTGACTTCCTCTCTAACGTTATATGCAGTTGATGTTTTTACGGTTGTATATTCAGCTGTTGGGAGGTTAAACCAAGTGCCATTACCATCCTGTATCTCACGCGAATAACCCTTTGCTTTCATCTTTTCATGAAGATTTTCATAGTCTTCAGAATCAGCGCCGCGCAACTCAACTCGAACAATATATCTTGCCATAAGAAGATTCCTATATTGACTGTGGAATGAGCAACATATCAGTTTCCTTTGACTGTGGAAAGCAAAGGGACACGGGCCGGGCGTGGATAAAAATCCCGGCACCAACCATCGCAAAGCCGCCACCTGAGCGGCTTTTTTCATACCTAAGAAACTTCGCAGAGGTTTCTAAGTTATGAGACGGCGGCCATCCACCGCCCATTGAAACACTGAATAAATGCGTTGAAGTCTTGTATTAACCGTTCCGTTCGCCGCGATAAGGCCAAGAGGATTTATGAGCAACAAAACTGGAGGGCGCGCTTTCCCGTGTGATTCTATCGTGGAGCGCGACGAAGTTGGTCACTTACATGGTTTCGAAGTCAGCTCTGGCGGCATGACCCTACGCGATTACTTCGCGGCCAAGGCTATGCAGGGTCGATTAGCCAATCCTGACTGGTTGTGTAGCGATGACCGCACGGCAACCGAAGCGTACCAGATAGCTGACGCAATGCTCCGCGCCCGGGAGGCCTCATGACAGTCACCCACAACGGCAAGCAGTACACCGCTAAAAAGCTCAACGATAACGAGTGGCAGCTGACATCAGTATCGGCACCGCGCGACAAGCTGACACTGAACCGCTGGCAGATGCATGTTGCTGGCCTCCTGAAACAGGTTAAGGTGAAGGTATGATGCACCACTACGGCACCACCCCGCTCATTCGCCAGTGCGTCACTCCTGGCATGATGGCAATGCATGAAGGCCGCACCTATCGAGTCTCAGCAGTCATTCAAGAGCGCAAATGGGTATACCTGCACACCGATGCAGAAATCATCCGCCTCAGTGACTGCGTGATTGACGTTCTTCTGGACGGTCACGGCAACCCTATCCAGCACTAACCACCCTATTCAACCGATCGGCCTGGCTTTTTGCGGGCGGGATCTGCACATCCAAATTTCAGGAGAAACCATGAGCGAAGTAACGGACTTAACTGTCATCGAAATCAAGCCGGAGCAGGCGCCAGCGCTGTACGTAGCGGGCGGCCTTGATACTTACCTCGAACAGATCCGCCAGGCAGTAAACGAAGTACCGGACCTGTCCACGAAGAAAGGACGTGACCGTGTCGCCTCTCTGGCGGCGCAGGTGTCCCGCAGTAAGACGGCAATCGAAAAGCCTGGCCGTGAGTACCTGAAGCGACTGAAAGAGGCTGTGCGTCCGGCTGAGGCTGAAATTAAGCGATTCGTTGATGCCTGCGACGAGTTACGAGATGCCACCCGCCGCCCTCTAACCGAATGGGAAGCCGAGCAGGAACGCATCAAGGCTGAAGAAGCCATGAATGCTCTGCACGCCGAAGCGCTGGTGATGAACGAGAGCATCGATTTGCAGCGGGCTATTCAGTTCGAAGCAGACCATGAAATGGCCCTGCTGATGAACAAGGATATTGACCGCGACCGCGAAGAACAGCTCCGCCAGGCGGAACAGGCTCAGCGCGAACGTGACGAGAGGCTGAAGCAGGAAGCGGCAGAACAAGCCCGCCGCGATGCCGAAGCGAGGCACAAAGCTGAGATTGAAGCCGCAGCGCGCCGTGAAGCTGAAGAGAAAGCTCGCGCTGAAGCTGCGGAGCGCCAGCGCATCGAAACGGAGCAGCGTGCGGCACGTGAGAAGCAGGAAGCAGAAGCCCGGGCGGAACGCGAAAAAGCCGCGGCAGTGGAAGCTGAGCGCCTTAAGGCAAGGCAGGCAGAAGAGAAGCGACTGGCCGAAGAGAAGCGAATCGCCGACGAACAGGCAAAGCGCGAAGCTGACGTGAAGCATCGCAAGACGGTCGGCACCAACATCGTTAACGCGCTAACCAGCAATACCAGCTTAACCCGCGAACAGGCTATCGAAGTGCTCACCGCTCTGAAGGATGACCTGATCCCCTGCGCGAAAATTCATTACTGAGGCAACCATGAACGCATTCCTCACTTACGACCGCATCGAAGATCGACGCTGGGCTGAGCAGCAGCTCACCGACGAGAAAGAGAAGTGGATCGACGACCGGGCGAAAGAGCTGGTCGCCATGTTCCCTGCGAAACCTCTGGAGATGAGCAATTTGTTCCTGCCCCAGGAAGCCCAGTTCGCGCTGATCGGAGAAAAGGCCGAAGAGGCATACAACAAATACATATCGGAATGTGCGTATGCCCGCGCAGAAGAAGAATGGCAGCGTCAGGCGCCTTGCCCGTTCTAAGGAGTGATCATGAGCTTAACCCTTGTTGATTTCGTCAAACAACAGGAGCCGCTTTTCATTAAGGCGGCCACAGACGAGAGGATGGTATGGGCGAAGGAAAGCCAGTTCGCCATCCAGTTATTTCAGAACAACGACTACCTCGCCAAAGTTGCATTCCAGAACCAGACCAGCACGCAGAACGCAATCATCAACGTTGCGGCAATCGGCATTTCGCTAAACCCAGCTCAGAAGTTGGCTTACCTGGTACCGCGTAAAGGGGCGGTTTGCCTCGACATCAGTTACATGGGGCTGATGCACATCGCGCAGCAGTCTGGCGCCATTAAATGGTGTCAGTCGGCAATTGTTCGCAGAAACGACCAGTTCCGCCGCGAGGGGCTCGATAAACCTCCCATCCATATCTACAACGACTTCGATACCGAAGAGCAGCGCGGGGACATCGTAGGCGCGTATGTAACGGTAAAAACTGACGATGGTGATTACCTCACCCATACGATGCGCATCGATGCCATCTACTCCATCCGTGACCGCTCAGAAGCGTGGAAGAAGTACAAATCCGACAATAGCAAGAAGTGTCCATGGGTCACCGATGAAGAGCAGATGATCCTCAAGACGGTCGTGAAGCAGGCAGCAAAATACTGGCCTCGCCGTGAGCGCCTGGACGCCGCCATAGACCACGTTAACACCGAGGGCGAAGAAGGTATCAACTTTACAGCAGAGCGTCAGCCTGAGCGCGATATAACGCCGCTTAGCGAAGCCACGCAGAAAGAGATAAACGACCTCCTTGTCTCTTTGGATAAGACATGGGATGCCGATCTTCTCCCTCTCTGTTCACGCATTTTCAAACGCCCTATCTCGCAGCCAGCCGACCTAACAGAAGTGGAAGGTGTTAAGGCTCTCGGGTTCCTCAGGCAAAAGGCGGCAGCATGACACCAGAAATTATCCTGGCCCGGACCGGTATCGACGTAACTACTATCCAGCAAGGCGACGAGGCATGGCACCGGCTGCGCCTCGGCGTTATCACCGCCTCTGAAGTGCACAACGTCATCGCCAAGCCAAGATCGGGAAAGAAGTGGACAGACATGAAAATGTCCTACTTCCACACCCTGCTGGCTGAGGTTTGCACCGGTGTGG